TAACCTACATTCCAATCCCATATATTTGAATTACCTGTTAATTTTAAATCAACATCAGTACTATCAAATAAGGTTGGTCCGAAGATTTGGTTTAGGTTACCGATCATATCAATATCCATCGTTACGGTATTACCGGTTAATGTCCAATCACTAGCACAAGCTCCACTTGAGATAGTTCCACAAACTTTATTACCATAACCTATTTGGTCAATGTATAATTTAAGTGTATCACCAGCTTGGTCAAGCTTAACTACGTTGTCATTGGTTCCGGCATACAAAACCACAGGGCATAATAAAAGTAAAAATGCGATATATCTTTTTAACATTTTCATCCTCTTATTTCCTCTATATTATCAGGAGTAGGAACTTCAATAGGTAATTCATCAGGACTTTCTTCTATTGGCGCAACATATATAATTTCAGCTTCGTCTATTACTTTTTCGACTTGACCTTCTATTATTTGTTCTATTGGCCAATTAATTTCCCAGAATCCTCGTTCATCCCCCTGGTATATTAATTCCAACACTGCCGCTTCGATTGTTGATCTTAGCGAACGTGTCACCGATTCGTTCTCTGTCATCCCATCCTCAATCTCTATCAGTTGGGTGTCCATATCAACGAACTTAAATACGTCATATCCATCCGCGATCGACAGGATAGTTTTTGACGTTTGTACATTTAGTAAAATTTCACCGGTCAATGTACTAACCGCTCGGAGGGAAACAGTAACTATATCTCTTCGGTATTGTTGTGAATATCCAATACCAAGTGTTCTAGCTCCCACACCTCCTGTCTCAATATTGGTATCAAATCCTATGATACCTCCTTCGAGAATAATTCCAGCGAATAACAAAGGAGCAAGACCTGTATCATCTTTTCCCTCTGTATTATACTGTTCTCTAGTAGTCCGAACGATTTGTCGTTCTCTTGTAAGATGATCTAATCCTACTCTTTCTACTACTCTAAACCATGTTCCTTCACCAGCACTTTTCAATGCATCGATTAACATTGTTTCACCACCTTGAGATACGGCAGTACTAAACATTGCTGCATTTCCTTTTTGCTTTCTTTGACCAGTCTTGTCCATATATTGATATACGGCTACAACAACCGGATTTTCTGGTGAGGGTAAATTTCTTAATTCTTCATGTGTAGGCATTTCAACCACTTGTGGTTCTTCTACACACGCAAATTTATCAACACAACGTTTTGCATCTAATCCACCAGGTGGAACTATAGATGCACATCCTTGTATTAACCCAACAAGAAGGGTAAGTCCTAGAAGTTTTTTAACCATCCCCAGATCCAGCTGTTCCGGCTCCGATTGGTATTACAATTGTTGTTTCGGTACCATCTGCGCCTATGATTGTCATAACAATAACATCTTCACCCTGTGTACAAGCCCATAAGCTTGCATCACATAGTGTTTTTTGATATGTAATTGTATTGTCTTCTAGTACAAAACTACCGAATGTTGTTTCTGAACAGGTTCCAGCAGCGATAGCTTCTGGTGTACAGGTTTTAAATAATTCTTCTACAAGCTGCTTAGATAGTTGCGCATATATCCTACTCTCGAGGTTACGCATAAACTTAGCAAGTGTTGTATTTTCTGCATCTCTTTCTGCTTGTTTTAAAGCAGCTTCAATATCATCTTTAATCGCATCTCTTCTAGATTTCTCTTGGTTTTCAACAGTTAAATAATGAGCTGAAGCACCAATTCCACTAAATGATGGATTTTTAAATTCATGTACTAATTCATCAGCACTAACGTTAGGAGTTAATGCTAATACTGAGAATAGAAATAAGCTTATTAAAGTAGTTATCTCTATTTTATCCCTAAGATTTTTTATCTTCATTATTTTTCTCCGCGAGAGCTTCTTTTTCTTCTATATCTTCTAGAAATTTCTGTCTCTCTCTATATTCGAGTACAACATTAACTTTCTGTTGTAATCTTATCATGTCCTGATCAAGCATCCTTACCTGATCTATTAACCTGATTAGCTGCATGTGCATTTTTTCTATCTCAGGTTCTAATTCATTGGAAATAAATTGCCAAACATAATATATAAAATAACCCATTCCAACTGCTAATACAATTGGAAATCCATAATCATTAATCAGTTGTACAATCGTGGGATCGTTGCTTACCGCAATCACATCATCCATTAGTCTCTCCTAGCGTCTATCTTCCCATCTTCAACAAAGTTACTAGCTCTAGCAACTCGTTCGATAGGTGGAGTAAGTTCTAATGCACTACTTACTAATAAGTCTATTTTAATCATTTCGTTATTCATTGTACTTACTCTCGTTTCTAAGCTTTTACAAAACATAGTAAGAGTAGAAATTGAATCAACTAAACCACCTAATATCTGCTTTAATATTAGGAATATAAAATATCCCATTAATAATGCACCTGCGACTGGCGCACCCACTTCCATAATAAGTTCAAATATTTCCATATATCTATTTATAATAAATTAGGAGTTAGAATTGAATAGAAACACCACAACCACATGCCATTTGGACATTTGGATTGGCGAATTTGAATTGGGAGTTAATACCCTCTGTTACGTAATCGAGTGTTGCACCTTTTAGATAAGGTACTGATGTTGGGTCGATAACAATCATAAACTTACCAAAGTCTAATATGTTATCATCTTCGTGTACTTCTTTTGCGTAATCGAATACATATTCATAACCAGCACAACCGCCACCGGTAATACCTATTCGAATAGTATCATTACTTTGTTCTTTTGTTTTAATTAAGAGTTGCTGAATAGCATTATCAGTTAGTTCCAACATGATTGTGCCTTCTATGCGCTGTTTTCTTTTCCCAATCTTCTATTGCGTGTTTGATTGTTTCTTCAGCTAATACAGAACAATGTAATTTTATAGGAGGTAATTCTAAGATTTTAGCTATTTCTTTATCTTTAATAAGTTTAGCTTCTTCCAAAGTTCTACCTTTAAGCATTTCAACAAATGTGGTTGATGATGCAATTGCTGAACCACAACCATAAGTTTTAAATTTAACGTCTAAAATTGTATCATTATCATCTAATTTTAAATCCAATTTCATAACGTCACCACAAGCTGGAGCACCAGCTAATCCTGTTGCAACCATAGGATCTTTCGGATCGAATCTTCCAACCGCATGTTTTTCCGGGTTGGCTAGAACAGATTCGAATCTTTCTACGACCTGCTTAGAATAAGCCATTTTTAGTTAGCAAATGCTACACTTACTGCTAATGAAGTTGCTGCACCAGTTAATGTATCAGATGGAGCTTTCTGTAAAAGAACACTCTCACCAGCTGCTAAAGTTATAGTAGCTAATGTTGTACCACCTGAATTTTTCTGAGTGATAGCCTGTACACTTGTTTTATTGTTTAGTACTCTTACTAGTTTAGCAAATCCAACATTAGATGCTGATGCTAATCCAGCTTCGGAGCCTAATAGTCTTAATACTGACATTTTATTTCCTCTTAATAATTATTTATATATTTTCCAATCTCGTCATGAGCCTTTCTGCTCTATTTGTGACTTGATTATACCATCTGGAATCTCTACCTTCTACAGCAGCTTTTTTCCAGTCGCCACATACTAATGCAGCATTATGTTTTTTAAATTTACTTAATCTGGTTCTACCCATATTAAACATCATGTTAGCTATTACTTGTTTAGCTTCTTCAGGATAACCATCCCAACCATCATGTAATATCTTACAATCAGAAATTACTGTTTCGACATCTTTTTCAAAACATTCGATAACACGTTCTTCTGAGACAGGAGTGCCGATCGGAGCCCCCAATTCTGGGTCTCCTTCGATAACAAGATGTCCAATGCCAAATGTTGCATAACCAAGATGGTCATTATATATTTCATTTACCTGTCCTTCATCTATAATTAATTGTTCCCTTAATTGATTTATATTCATTCAATTATTTTCCTTATGTGATCCTCGAAAGCTTCTATCTTAGCTGTTCGATCTGGCCACTTTATATATTCCTTTTCAGGATTCATTTTTAAATTGGATAAAAGAGGTAATATTGCATTATACAAATTATCTACTTTATCCTCCGCTGCTTTTAGTTCAGCAGCTGTAGAGGAAGATGAGGCAACTACTTCTTGTACTGCATCTATTTCATCTTCATCAACGGCTGTAAAACCAAAATCAAATTTTAATAAGTCGTCTGACATTTTTTACTCCACAAGTATATTTATACTTTTATGTTTCTCTTTTCTTGGGATTCTTTTTGTTTTATCTTCTTCCACGCGGGTGACCGCATGTGCAGGAGTAATCTTCCTAACTTTTACTTTAGGCTCTGGCTTACCAAATATTCTTTTCCAGTTATCTTCCATATCTTTATCATTAATATTCATCGGCCGTCTGTCGCTTCCTTTTCCGCCTTGCCATTTTGGCATTATAGAATACCAAAAATCCCGTATGTTAATATTACTGTTAATACCATGCCACATAAAAATCTATACTGATCTCTTATTTGTTTCTTGCTTGCTATTAACCCCATTTTTTTAAGTTCCTTGTGTCCCATCGTTAGTCCTTTCTTTCCAGACTATACCGATACCTCGTCTTGTAAGTTCATTCCTTACCTTTTGTTTTACTTTAGGTTTAGTATTATGATTATTTAATGATTCAAATAATTCATCTTTACTAATCCCCTTTATATAATAGTGCTCAATAGTGGTTTTACCCGTTACTCTATTGTAGGAAGCACTTGATGGTTTAAATTTTGTTGGCATAATTTATCTCATTTTTTTCGCTGAACCATCTTTTTTCACTCTATATGCTTCAAAAGTTACATCTGGAAATTCATCCCTTAACTTTAGAAGTGCATATAAATTTTCGACATGATCATCGAATAGTCTTATTCGTTTATATTTTCCGTCTCTAAGATATTTCCTAAAGACGACTTCTTTATTTTTAGCTGCTGAGTCTAATCCAATGTTACCTGCTCTAACCACATGTACATCATCTATTTTAATTCCTTGTGCTCTAAATGTATCTAAGAATAACTCTCGATCATCTAGGTCAGCTCTCGCTGTCACAAATATAACATCAGATCCTTTAGCAACTGCATTTTTTATGATTGCTTTTGCTTTGGCAATCATTTTAGCTATTGGTGTAGAAGTTTGGTTAAAAATCTTAGCAGATTTAAATTCACCAAAATCGAATTCTTCACCAGGCTTTAGTTTATAGGAATTAAACTCAACATTATCAAGGTCTTTTATAACCTTTTTATCTTTCACAACCTTTACTCTCGCTTTGGAGTGAAAGAGTGTTTCGTCTATATCAAACATTGTTAGACCCTTGTTTCCTCGGGCCTCCAATATTAATTGTAATATATTCCTATTCATGCATCTATTTATGATGCACTTAGTCTTAGATCTTTATTGGCTCTTGATTAAAATGCTTATCTAACACTGAAAGGTTATCCTCGAATTGTGCAATTCTTTCAATATTCTGTGTTACAGAATCTAATACGTCTGGATGTTCTCCAACTCCTACACTATTCGTAAGGAAAATATTCACGTTAGCTTTGGCTTTTTCAATTTCACCAATATAAAATGCTCTAAGTGCATTTACTATTACTTTATTCATTACTTATTTTTCCTGTGATTATAATCACTTATACAAGAGATTAATTGGTCTACCCAATTATCTCGGTGCTCTTCAAATACCTGTGGACCCTGATCACCTGCAATTGCAACTACTAATTGAGTAATTGGTTTACCTGTTCTTTCTTCCCACATAATGGAATAAGCACAGGCTTGCATAAAGTAATTAGAAACCCACTCCTTCTTCTTATATTTTGCTGATGTTTTCCAGTCAATGATTGCTCTTCGACCTTTCCAAACACCAACACAATCTACTGTACCTGCAACGCCTAAATGTTTACTATACATTCTTTTTTCTGTTGCATATACCTTAGATAGATTATCATCTATTATAGGTTTTATCTCTTTGAAGTTTTGCATTGCAATTAAATTCTCAGAGGTAACTTCTTTACCTAATACATAATCTTCTATCATATCATGAACCTTGGTACCGCGAGCCGCGGCTTGTGAAGAAATCCTATTGGCTTCTTCTTCACCGACGCGTGCACGCCATTCCATGATTGCTTTTTTGTTGAGGATTGATAATACCGTAGTTACACTAGGATATTCATTACCCTCATCGTCAACATAAACTCTACCAGTTTTACCAGTAATTTGTTTTAAACTATAGTTTTCGCTAACGAGTTCTAATTCTATCATTGCATTAATTTTTTAATCAATTCAGCTTGTTTCCTTATTTCTTCTGATTGATCCTTTAGTTTTTTGTTTTGGAATCTAGATTGGTCTGATTGTATTTCGATTTTATTCATCATATATCCTTATTTAGTTTTGATGTTTCCTCTTAGTCTAGGTGGCATGCCACTCTTGATTCTGTCTTGGACTTCTTTCCATCCATCGCCAGCTTTTTTAAGTACTGCTCCATCTTTACCAGTAATCATATTAAGCTGACTAATTTGTTGCTGTAAGTGTGGATTATCTTCTTTGAATTTATCCAACTCTGTATAAGACATGGTGTATTCTTTCACCTCGCCTGTTTCTTTATTTAAAAAATCATATCTGGGCATTTGCTTTCTCCCAATGTTCTCCAACCCAATCTAATTTGTTATGTGTTTTTTCATAAGCTTCAGGGTTAAACCATTCCGGTTGTTTTCTTTTAGTCCATACCATTGGCATATAAGCTAATTTAGTATGGTAATAATTTTGGTAAGATTCTACTGCACATTCTGTAATACAGTCTGGGAATGCTTTCATTGCTAATGCAAAATCTGTCATTCTTTTACTTGGTATATTATCTGGTAATCTTTCCAAAGGTTTTCTTAATCTTGTATCTGTGACATGGACTTTACCATATCTGTATGTATATTCATCACATAATGCAACAAAATGTAAATAGTGCCAACGGTAATTATGCATTGATTCCATTGTCCAAGTTGTGCATGGGTGATACATGTGAACAGCCTTATATAAAATGTCTTCTCGATCATCTTCGAAAACCCATTTCTTGACCATTGTTTTTCCTGATTTAGATGGACCACGTGTTTCAGTAGCATCTAACATTCGGTGTGCTGTGGATAGCATTTGTCCAGATTCTAATATCATCTTAACAACATGCTTATCGCATTGCTGTTGAGCTGCAATTACTGGATTTCTATCTAAGACAAATATATTCATAATGTATATTATACCACATCAATCGAGAAAAGTAAACCCCCTAGCTGCAGACTAAGGGGATTACCCGATCTTTTTAAGTTTGGTGTCCTCCTTTTCTGGTTAATGAAACGAGCATAATTAAATCTCCTGGATCACCTCCTTAAACTCAAGGTTATTGTTTAACTTCTCCTTCGCTCTCACTTGAAGATGAAGCACCTGTTAGCCCTTCACGGGCTCCTCTGATAAGAGATGGGAAAGCTTCCATTACTAATTTCTTAGTAATTCCTTTATACTTACCTGCCAACTTCTTATCTTTCATCAGCAACACTAATTCAGCTTCATCTGGATGAAGCGATTCAAGACAATCGATAAACATCTTTTCTCTCTTGGCTGCTTCTAGGCGTTCCCCTATGCCACCAGTGTCGAAATATTTAAATCGTCTTGATATCCTATGTAGATTGCTGGGTTCGAACCCTTTTGGTGCATCGTCTTTTCGATACGGGGGTTCTCCTTCGGGTAATAAGAACGTTACAGAAGGATCGAATGAACCTGCTAATATCGTTCTCAGAGGACGAGAATTATTCTTACGTAAGAATTCAATCTTCTCGATTCTTGTTTTTTTAGATCCTGCCTCTGATAAGATCTCTGAAATTAATTTTTCAGCCATTGTAAAATTCCTCCACGACTTCAATCAAATTTGTACATCGTTTTTTAATTAAGTAATTTAAAACTTTCATTCTCATCGCAGGTTTCTGCGAATCAAATTGTTGTATTATACTATTATATATATGCTCAGGAATCTTAGATAGATCAATTAATGTTTCATTTCTTTGATAATTCCTAACTACTTCCTGTGGCATGTTATCCAAATTTTCCTCCCAGAACTCTATAACAGTAGCTCTTAAAGGGGTTTGTTTAAGTCCATCGACAAAACAATTATCAGGTGATAATACATTTGGAATACCATCTCCTGAATCTCCTCTACACTTATGTTCAAATAAGTATTTTCGAGGATGTTTCTCTTCTATTAATTTTTTCAATGCAGGCGAAAACTGCTTGACGTTCTTAAACTTGTGTAATTGTTTGAAATCTTTATCTGATGATATAATCATAACTGGTTCATATTTACCGAACTCTTGGGTTTCATGTGTGAGAGCTCCTATAATGTCGTCTGCTTCACATCCTTCCATATGTAATACTTTATATGGTAAATTTTCTTTAATCTCTTCTCGTACCGTATTAAGCACTCTAAATATCTCATTCCAATCTAATTCTGAATTGCCTCTTGTCTTTTTTCTATTGGCTTTATATTCGGGATAGTATTCTTTTCTCCATGTATTCATTCCGTCTGCACATATAACCATTTGGCCATATTCATCTCTGTAATTCTTGTTATACATTCGTATAGAATTAAGAATCATATGCCGGATAAGCTCTTCATCATCTAATTTTCTTACTATAATATTAGCTAATGCTATTTGGTTGTAATCTAATAAAATCATAGGTCTATTATACCATACTTTAAGGTGTTTGTAAACCCCTAATTGTAACATTTTTTGGTTGTCTAAAATCTGCTTTAGGAAGTATCATTTCTTCCTTATCTGTATAGAAATAGAACTTTACTTTGGATTCTTGGTGTCTTTCTGTTAACCATTTATACATACTAACTCTCCAACTTTCTAGGGTTAACTCAACCCCGTGTTCTAGATTTGATCTTCCTACTATTTTATGGGTAGAACTTGATACACTATCTCTGAATAAAGCATCCATACCATATACGTGTATTTGTCCTTTATCTTGGAACTTATTTAATATAACATCATGAGCATATTTCATAGCTAATAATCCGGTACTCGATGATATTCTATGCATGAATATTCTTTTATTATTAAATTGTTTTAATTGTTCGGGATTTTTCCTAGCATATTTAACAGCTCTTTGTCCTAATATCCAGGTATATTGATCTAATCGAGGTGGTTCTTTTTCTTCCTGATAAAAATCTCCACCATTACCATAATCTAATACTCCAGTACATAAGAATTTTAAAAATCTACTATCAGTCATACAAAGACCGTGTACTTTACTTGGATCTATTTTATATGCTGGGATATTACATAAGAGTAATTGCCCTTCAGGATTTTCTTTCTTGAAGTATTTTTTAGATGGACCGTTTCCTAAAACGTTTACTCTCATTTTAAGTGCTTTACTGAATTTCCACCTATTCTGATTTGGATAATACCATTATAATAATCATCACGAAGTAGAACTTCTTTTTCAAATTGTAGTTTAGCTTCCATATATGCTAGATCACCTTTTGCTTTTCCTAGATAAAGTATTTCTCTATGGAAAATATCTTTACCCATTTCTTGTACATCTTCATTTAAATTTGCACTAGAGCCATAATAATCTCTCCAATCAGATTCGACTAAAGATCTTCTTTTTCTTTTCTTTCCTTTAAGAGGGGGAAGAGTTTTCTTTTTCCAGAAAAACTTTTTACCAATATATTTTTTATCCGTTCCACGGTTGGTAATTTGATAAACAAACCCATAATATAAATCGGGTGAAAAGTCTTTTGGCGGTTCAAAGGTTCTTCCATTATATATCCATTTCATACATATATTTATGCAATTAAAATACAGTTCATATATGCTTCAGGCATGTGGGGTAACCATGATTCACAATGTTCATCTAGATTTCTTATAGGTTCAAGATAGATAGGTTCTTTCTTTTCGATTTCCTCTTTTAAATCTGGATTATTTAAATCAATGCAAACTGAATTATCTTCATTGCACATTATACCACACATATATGTTTCTTCACCATCGAAGCATAAGTTAGGTAAGATTTCTTTAGCTGCGCACCCGTTAATAATAATCATCGAGAGACTCATCATCATCAAAATCAATATTCTCTTCTTCATCTTTTTCCTCTTTATATCCACACCAAGGGCAAAACCTAGGAGTTTCCATTATCTCATCATCTGAATCTGTTTTTATCTCAGATACCGTATGGCACTCTGGGCAATGAAAGAAATTAATCATTATACCAAGCCTCAAATTCTGTATAGCCACCAATCTTTTTACCGTCTATCATAATTTGAGGGAAGGTTCTTGCACCTGGAAATTTTTCTAGTATTACTTCTCTATTAAAATCTTTATCCAATTGATAATAATTGTAAGTGTGATTTTGTTGAGAAGATTCTTCTACTATTCTTTGGGCTAATCTTTTAGCCATATCACAATATGGGCATTGTGTTTTTCCATAAATTTCTATTCTCATTTAAATAATGCTCCTATTACTAACATCGATAAACCCATAAAAGCTAATACTACTATTTGCACAATGCTCATAACAAATACCTGTTTCATCGGGTGTACTTCTACTATTTTTTCTATTAATTCTTCACTTGGTGCAAGATTAGCAGCTTGAAGGATCTTCTTTTCTGTTTCTTTTTTCATAGACTTAACTTAGATAATTCCTTTTGATCTACGTCTTGTTTAATACCACCAACCACATATGAAGTGATCTCAGTTTCTTGTGGAGCAACTTGAACGTTACCACCACCAATCCATTTTTCTGTCCAAGGTAATGGGTTTAATTTACCAACTGAGAAAGGACAAGGAACTTTAATAGCTCTCATTCTTCTTGCACCTATCCAATCAATATAATCACATAATAATTTTTCATTTAAACCAATCATTGAACCATCTTTAAATAAGAATTTAGCCCAATCTTTTTCTTGTTGAATTACTTTTATATATAAATCCACAACATCTTGTTCACATTCTTTTTGTATTTTAGCAAAGTCTTTATCTTCTTTTACTAATTCTTTTATAATAGTTGTAGTAGATGCTAGATGTAAATTCTCGTCTCTTGCAATTAATTTAATAATCTTAGCATTACCTTCCATCTTTTTAAGTTCCGCGAACGCCCACGAGCACGCGAAGGAAACATAAAATCTTACTCCTTCTAATGCATTAGCTGCCATTAAGCACATCCATAATGCTTTTTTATGTGCGTAAAGGTTATCTTTACCATTGTTATTTAATTTAATTAAATGATCGTAATACTTTGCTATATCATTTCCTGTTTCTAGGATAGAGTCAATATCGAGAAGTTTATCAAAAACAAAAGACGGATCAGGATAAACATTACGGATAATGTGAGTATAACTTCGACTATGTATAGTTTCAGAAAAAGACCAAGTCTCGATCCAAGTCTCAACCTCGGGTAACGAACATATAGGAAGGAAAGCAATGTTCGGGGCCCTGCCTTGAATAGAGTCCAGAAGTATTTGCCTTTTGAGATTAGATGTAAATATATGTTGTTCATGCGGGGTTAATTCTCCGAAATCTTTTTTATCTTTTGAAACATCTACCTCTTCGGGTCTCCAAAAGAATCCTAATTGTTTATCTATTATTTTATCTATTGTAGGATATTTAACCTGATCGTATCGTGCAATATCCACAGCTTCATCGAAGAACATGTTTTTCTTTAAATGTGATTTATTATTCTTTTTTAGTATACTCATATTACACAACTATCGCAATCTTCGTCGTCTATATCGACTTGGGGTAATTCTTCTAATTCTTTTATTTCTCCAGATCCATCATACGTATTAAAATAGTATAATTGTTTTAACCCATACTTGTATGAAGTAATTAAATCCTCTATCATTATCGACATTGGGACTTTTTGATCTTCATAATGTTCAGGGTTATACGAAGTATTAACACTAATACCTTGATCTATATATTTTTGGAGTATAGCACAAATCTTTAAATAATCTTCTGGGGATTTTTGATCCCAAAGTAAATCATATTTATTTTTTAGATGGTGATAACCAGGTACTACCTGTGCCATCACTCCATCTTTGGATTGTTTATATGATACTAAAGCTCTTGGAGGTTCAATACCATTTGTGCTATTACTTATTTGGGCAGATGTTTCGGCAGGCATTAATGCCATTAGAGTCGAATTTCTAATTCCATGTTTCTTTAAATTGTTCCTTAAAGAAGTCCATGCTAATCGTTCTTTAGGCTCTATTAAATTATCTACTGCCTCTTTATAAGTATCAATAGGCAAAATTCCTGATCCATACTTCGTCTCATTAGATTTAGGGCACTTTCCTCTTTCCTCTGCGAGTTCCATCGAGGCTTTTATTAGATAGTATGACCAGGCCTCTGCATACTTATCTATAATATCAAATGCCTCAGGACTGTACTTTAAACCTCTTTTAGCTAAAAAATATGCTAAATTTATTATACCTATTCCTAATGGTCTACGATTCATAGTAGAATCTTCAGCTTCTTTTATTGGATAAGATTGGTACGATAGGAGGTTGTCTAACGCACGTACGGACAGTGTACAGTACTTTTCAAAGTCTCTAATATCATCAATTAGGCCCCAATTTATAGCACTTAAAGTACAGAGAGATATTTCTCCTGGCTCATCTTCTCCCAATGGTTTTGTTGGTAAATCTATTTCACAACATAGATTACTCATGTGTATTGGGGCTTCTTCTTCTTTAAATGAGCTATGTGTATTTGCGTGATCTACATTCATTAGATATATTCTACCAGTATCTTTTCTTTCATTTAAAAATGATTGAAATACTTCTAATGCAGGTAATGTTTTCTTTCTAATACTATATGCTCTTTCGTATTTCTCATATAGTTCTTTAAACTTATCTTGGTCTACAAAGAATGATTCATATAAATCAGGTACATCTGAAGGATCAAAAAAGGTAATATTACCACCTTCTAATAGTCTTTCATACATTAATTTGTTAAATTGAAAAGCATAATCCATATGCCTTACTCTTGTTTCTTCTGTACCTTTATTGTTCTTTAATACAACTAAGTCCTCGAATTCATAATGCCACACGGGCAGGTATACGGTCGCTGCGCCCCCGCGTACGCCCCCTTGCGAGCACGACTTAACTGCTGCTTGAAAGTATTTAAGGAATGGTATAAGACCAGTATGAACTACTGATCCGTCTCCGATCTTTGCTCCCAAGGCCCGTATTTGTCCTGATCCAATTCCGATACCAGCTTTTTTACTGATGTAACGGACGATGGAAGTACTAGTAGCATTAATAGAATCAAGGCTATCGCCAGACTCAATAAGTACGCAGGATGAAAATTGTCTCGTAGGTGTACGTACACCCGCCATGATAGGTGTTGGCAATGAGATATAAAATGTTGAAATTGCATCATAATAAGATTTAACCCAAGCTAATCGATCTTTTGTTTCGTCTGCAAACAATGTTGCAGCGACCATCATATAAAGCATTTGGGGAGATTCATATAATGTTTTAGTACTTCTTTCTTGTACTAAATACTTTCCTCTAAACTGTTCCATTCCAGCATAGGTAAAGTTATCATCTCTATCATGTTTAATATAATTATTTAATTGATCTAGTTCTGATTCAGAGTATTTGTCTAGAATGGATCTATCATATACTCCGCGTTTAATATTCTTAGCTACTAGGCGTTTTAATCCCCATGGTTCATATTGACTATATACTTCTTTTCTAATTTTGTATGAGATTAACCGAGCTGCAACAAACTGGTAATTGGGGGTATTATCAGAAATAAGTTCTGATGCACTCTTAATAAGAAGTTCATGCATATCATAAGCTGGTATCTTATCATATAGTTGTATGTTTGCTTTAAGTTCAATTTCTGATTGTGATACTCCTGTTATCCCTTCCGTTGCCCATTCAAGAACCTTATGTATTTTCTCTAAATCGAATAGTTGTAAACTGCCATCTCTCTTAGTGACATTGATTTGCATGTGGTTTATTCCGCTGTTCATAATGTATATTATACCATAGTTTATGGCAAATGTAAATAGTTATTTAATTTTTTTTTCTAATTTAGCGATTCGAGTTTCATATTTCTTCATTACTTTATTAAACTCTTCCTCTCTATCGGGGTGAGACCATCCTTCTAATTTACGAACTCTCTTCATCATTAGAGGATAATCTTGTTCAAATTTAGATTGTTTCTTTGCAATCTCAATGTCATACTTCTCAGAAATATATTGCATAAATTGATTAATTCTATTTTGAAAATATATACCCATTTTAGTTTGAGCATACCATTTATAGAATTGAGATCCTAATACAGATGACATTATTGATTTTAAAAGAAACCAATACATTATTGAGCTCGGATTAACTTCTTAATTGCTTTAACGTAATTTGGTATACCGTGGTCTACGATACCATCAAAGAACTTAAATCTTTTCCAAGAGTTAAAAACTCCTAAGAATAAATCATACCAAGTTGGTTTAGGTTTTTGATTACCAACAGCATCGAAATAAATCATTTCGCCGTGATGTCTAAATCCTAACCATGCTGGTGGAATTCTACAAACTATATCATTGTTATTCATAAATCTTAAATGTGGGCATTTAATATTCTTTATGAATCTTGGTCCACCAACTCTTGGTGATCCAAAAGTAAATAATTCATGTGGCTGATATCTTGTAGCTGCGATTGTTGCCATTGCAGCGCCTAAAGAATGACCAGTCATATAAACATCTTTTCTTACTTTAAGTTGATCGTTGTGTTCTATTTCAGCTAGTACATCCATCCATAAATCATTAACTTCTTTTTGGAATCCACTATGTACTTTACCACCTGCTCGAGCAGCACCTTTAATCATATTAAGATCTGCCATTACATCATTAATCTTTGAAGGTTCAGTACCTCTAAAAGCAAACCAAAGATCATTTCTATCTTTTGCTACTAGTACTTCTGCTCCATCTCTAGAAATTAATTTTACCCAAGCAAAGCCTAGTTTCTTTGCTGCAGCTATTGCAGCCTTTTCACTTTTATATGCGTGCGCAGATAATTGAGCCGCAATTAGAGCTCTTTCTAATTGGGTTTTTTCTTCTTTATGTCTTGTTGTTGCCATTAGTCTTTTTTCACCTCGATTTTTCCCCCTACAGCTTCTTCGCCATTAGGTAACGTAACATTACGATAATAAACTACGACCTCTTGAACTTCACGTATATACCTACGGAGTTCTTGCATATTATAAGCCATCAGTTCATAATCTTCAACGGAAATAGCAAAGAATACTATATCACCGTTGTTCTTTTTCTTTACTTCATCTAGAAACCTATCTAAATAAGTATATCCTTCAGGCCAATCAGGATTCTCTTTACCGAGTTTACATACTCTGATAACTTTACCTTTTTCATTTAGTAAACCATCAGGATGATCCATCTTAGGCCTTTTACCTTCCTCGTCTTTAACACAAGGATTTGTAATTTTTGCTGTTGAAACTACATGCCAAACAGGTTCTTTTAAATCTATTGCCCTTGGCATTGTAGGTTGAATAATATCTATTTGTATCGGTTTACTAGATACCTCAATCTGTTTTGTTCCCCAACTAGCGCAACTAGTTGTTAGGATTAATATCGGTGCTAGGATTATCCAGCGAGTCCAATTCTTTACTATCATTTTCTATTGCCTCAAAAACGGACTGTGTTTGATCATTAGCCCGTGTTTCTATCATACCTGGTTTAGCTATAGCTAATTTATTTAGATTATGTCTTCTAAATATATCCAAATATCCATTCATCTCAGCTTCAATCTGAGCATTCTTAGAAGCTAATTGATTCAAGGCTTTACCTTGATTCTCATAGCTTTCTTTTATTACTTTAATCGCTTCTTCTTGTTCAGCTACCGCAATCTCTAATTGCATATTGTTCATTGATAGTGTTTGATTCTCTGAATACAACCACCAACAAGCTATGCCGAGAATAAGAAGTATTCCCATTAATATCTGTTGCATTATGAGTTATCCTCAATATATTGCTTTATATCTGATACCGTTAATAAAGTTTCTGAATCTTCATCAGGGATTTCTATATCAAATTGTTCTTCTAATTGCATAACTAGTTCAACAATATCTAAAGAATCCGCACCTAAATCTTCTATAATTTTACAATCATCTTTAACCATATCTACATCACAACCAAGTTGTTCTGCTATTATTTTTTCTATCGCCATTAGTCCATAGTCTCCGTCATATAATCCATGGGTGTTGCTGTTTTTAATTCTACTATGTGGCCTTCCATGGTTTTAAACCTCATATGCTTTTGTGTGCATCTGTAGAATCTACGAACTTCAAATTTTCTTTCTAATACATCTACAACTTCACCTTCGGAGTTGTATTGATTGTGGGATACGTAAAGGTATTGGTGGTTTTCAAACCAACTTAATATCCATTTCCATATGGATTTAAAAAATGTCTTAACCTTTTCCATTCATCCTTTTCTGCATTTTGATAATAATAGGATTCTTTTCTTTTCCTATAATCTTATCTTTCTTTTTCTTTTTCATGTGAACCCCGGGTTCACCTTTAGCACCGACACCAATTCCGTCGATACCACCAGCACTAACTGAATTAGCAGCTGCGTCTTCCCACATTTTTTTAAAAGTTTTTAAGTCCATATATTATATATACATCTCTTTGAATGTATTTACTCGTTTCTTAGATTCTCCTAACATATACTTTTTAGAAGAATCAATATTATAATTGTTATCTTTCAAGAAATTCTTATTAATTAATACTTTGTACATCTTTTTAGATCTATCATCTAGGTTAAATATTCCTTTTCTTATTATTCCTGTATCACCTATCTCAATATCCATCTCAACATATATTCTTGTTTCTAATGTACCTGCTCCGTGTGCACCATCTCGTACATCTTTTCTATAAAGAATATCTCTAGTATATTTTGTTCCTTCAAATGTAAATGATACTTGTTTTCCTTTCTTTTTAATATCTGATGCATCTATTGCAATACCACCAGACCAATTACCTGTATCAAATTTAGCTTTTACCTTTTTACCTTCTATCTTAACCCATTCAACTACACCTATAGTTTTCTTTGGTCTATCCCAATTTTCCTTATCAGATAATACTTCTAATAGATCTTCTAGTACAGCATCTCCGCCATCACCTTTATCTCCATCGTAGATATAAAAGTCAGAACCAGTTCCAGGTGAAGAGTTAATCTCTAATATTTCTGGTTTACCATCTCTTATGATATGATCCACTCCACAGAAATATGCACCAGCTACCTTAGCTGATTTTATAACCATTTTTTCTTCTACATCAGTTAACTTATACGGTTTGGTTTTATTACCAAGGGATTTATTTGTACGGAAATCTGATTTCTTAGTATTTAATCTTTTAACTGAAGCTATTACTTTATTATTTAATACAATTGATCTTACATCAAAATCTATATCAATATATTCTTGTAATATTAAATCTGCTTCATGTTTCCAAAGTGCTTGTAAAACTGATTTAAGTGATTCTTCACTCTCAATTTTCATAACACCTATACCCTTAGAACCTTCAATTGTTTTTGCTATGATTGGAAATTTACCTCCAACTTCTTCTAATGCAATTGGAATAGATTCGTCGTTAATAACCAAAGCTGTTCTTGGTGTAGGTATACCAGCTCTTTTTAATTTAATAGCTGTTGTAAATTTGTTTGCACTATCAGTTGTGCATTCTAAAGTGTTAATCATAAACACTCCAGCCTCTTCCATAGATTTAATTACACCTCTTCGAGATGGATTTTGCATTGCTCCACCACGTACAATACATGCAGTATCTGATTTAGGTACTGTTACCTTTGTTCCTTTACCGTCATAATTATGGATAGTTAATTCAGGTCCCATTAAATCTTTATCTATTACGTATGCGTGTTCTACCTGAATAGCGAAGAATGGCATTTTTCTTTTTTCAGCCATCTTAGCAAGTTTTCTCATAGTTGGAGGAGCTTTACCTTTGTTGGCATTATAATCAGTAAGTGCTATAATATGTAAGTTCATCTTACTATATCTCCATTACAAATATAAATTTCTTGGTTTGTTTTTTGATGTAATACTTTATATATTGAATGTCCTAAGAATTCAGAATAAGGTTCTATTTGTTCTTCTACCTTTATTCTAGAGTTAGCTGGAGCAATTACCTCTCCTGTTTCAGGAGAAGCTATATCATTTACTAAGACGTATGAACCGGGATTTAATTTACCATCGATGGATTGGAACCATGTGTTTTCTTGTATTTCTAAATTATCCCAATCTAAATCCATTTCTAATTTATCCATTATTTTACAAATTCTTTTTTCGCTCATTCCTGTATGTTCTCTAAGTAGGAATAAAGCTGCTATATAAGAAGCTGTTCTTGTTTTACCAAATGGGATTTTGTTAAGTAATCTTTTTATATTAAATACTAATCTATGAAAGATAGTATATGCTGCTTTTTGATCACCAGTTTCTATTTTTGTCTTTTTTTTAGTTTCAGGGTCGATTGTTCTTCGACCATCTTTATCAACAATACCTAACTTAAAGGCTACTGTTTTATTCCAAGGAGTAACTAATAATTTTAAAAAGCGAAGTGCATATGCAGTATCTGCAATTCGGGAGATAGCACCTTCTTTCAGCTGTTGTATATGATTTGTTGTATATCTCATAGTCCTCTTAGTCTCTCTACAATTTCTGGATCCATACCTATTTCAACCTTCTCTTCTTCTGGTAAATAGTGCAGAAATACTAAGAATGGTTTTATATAATGATAATGTTCATTATTGATTTTAAACCATACCATATGATTGGCTGCTTCTATACCGAAACAATTATATATTACTATAAGATGATTAAGTATTAATCTCTCTTGGAGATCATCATCAGTTTCGTATCGTTTAAGTAGTCTTTTTAAATACTTAAATCTAGAAAGATCTTCTTTAAACTCTTCAACATCCATACATTCTGGATTGTTATAATGTTTAGCTGCGAACAACTCAAAGTTTTTATTTGTCAATTCAATTTTATTCATCATATAACTATCTATGATAGCTGGATAAGTCTTTTAGTCTTCTTCACCCTCACCAGCGTCGTAGTTCTTATCTACATAGTCAAAGAATTCTTTTCTTTTCTCTTTGTCTAGATCTTGAGGTGAATCAACGCCAAACTTCTTAAGAGCTTTCTTAAAGAATGCTTGGTATTTCTTTTGCTTAGGAGAAAGTTCATCTTCCTGCTCATATTCAGCCATCATATCTTCTTCTTTACCTTCAAAGATACCTTTAAATAGATCTTCTACATCCGCTGAATCCATACCATACATAGGTCCAGTTAAGTAATCTAATAGATTTTTCTTTTCGCCAGTAACATCAGCTGTTGTTCTTCCTGTTTGTTTGAACTTAAGCTTATATTTCTTTTCAGCGTCTTTCATATCTTTTTTGTCACCGACAAAATCAATATCAATTGTTGTTTTACCTCTACCTGGTCTTTTAGCTTCTGATACTGTTTCTTCTTTAGTAACAGATCCGTCGTTATTCATACCAGACTTCTTAACCTTGTGCTTGTCCTTGAATTCCTTTTCGTCTTTAGCTTTAGGCTCTTCAACTTCATTTACTTTAGGTTTCTCGTGTACCCAACCTTTCTTTGTATATTCATCGTGTTCTTTTTCATTCTTAACATCGACTTCTTTTCCAGATTTAGGATCGTACATTTTGTGAGGATAAGAAACTTCTTTAACCTCTTTTTTCCCTTCTAAAACATCGCTCACTGCTGATGCAATATCAAGGTTTTCTTTATCTTGCAATTTCATAGTTTATCTCCCTTATTGCATTGTTAAAAACATTCCAGTGATAGCCGTAGCAGCTGATGCTAAGATTATCCAGAACACTTTATTTATAATATTTACCGTTGAAGAATTGGATATTACCGCTTCTTCTAACTTATCAATTCTTATAGTAAGATGTTGTATCATTTCCGATTGCTGCTTACTAAAAGATGTTAATGTAGCTATCTTTTCTTCTGCTCTTGCGATGCTAATTACCGCTTCAGATAGCTTATCTAATTTACCTTCTATACGGTCAAGCCTAGCTGCCGCTTCCTCTCGTTGTTGTTGCACTGTCATTTGTGTTGCCATTATCGTATTTTAACTCCGAGCTTTCTTAATCTAGCAGTAACTATATCATTAGCTCGTTTACCGTTAGTTCTTTTATTATTAGGATCTAATTGATCTAGCATCTCATCGTCAAATACATAACCTTGTAATTCTTTAGTATAAGCTTCTAAATCTTTATGATCCGATTTTCCGTCTTCTCCATGAATAATTAATACTTTTTTATTTGCTCTAAGAAACATTACCAATCTTCGTGCTGCATCTTTAGCTTTCTCTGGGTCTTTATCAAATAAACCCATAGACATTGTTCCTTCACTAGCAAGAGCTAATTTATTATTCCAAGTCATATACTTAGCTTCGACTGGCTTAGTTTCTTTTCTAGCTTCTTTAAAGGTTTTCATTAGCCTCTCACCCCACGCTTAATTGCAACCTGTAGGCCTTTAAGTAACGCACCAGCTTTATCTCCATCTATTTGGATAGTACCTCTATCTTTTGCATGTAGAACATCTATTTGCAGTCCTACTTGTCCTTTACCTTTTGAAAATCTAGTGATTTGAATTCCATCTTTATTATAAAGATCAGTAGCTTCTTCAAGTGATGTTTCTTCATTAGCACTATTATATTGAGTGCCTGCAAAAAGGTAATCGTACTCATAATAGAATTTAATCGCATTAGAAAGCTGATGGAACTTCTCATCAGAAAGATCTCCACCTTTACCATTACCAAAATTGGTATTAATATGATTTAATAGATAAGGTATAAGCTTCTCAGCATCTTTTATTTTCTTAATTTGATTTTTCTTTTTTGCATAAGTTTCTAAATCTTTCTTAAGCTTTTTATCTTTTCTTAATTGATCTTCCTCTCCTGGATTCCAACCTTTTTTCCAAGGTCTCATTTCACCGACCTTTTCTCTTATGTTTTTAAATTGTTTCATTTTTTTAAATCCCACCTATATGTTTTGCCTTTTGCTTGCATTTTTTTCGTTACATTAAAACCTGCCATTTTAGCTAATTGCTGCATTTTAGGCCATGATCTTTCGAATTTGCCTTTTAGTTTATCTTTTATAATATCATCCTTAATCTTTTTAAGGATACCATCTAATATGCTTATATCAGAAGCAACTAATGGTGCTTCTTCTAATTCACCTTCAGCTTGTCCGACATAAGAATTATGTTTTGCAAAAGCTATTGAATTTTCTCTTATATCTTTAAAGTTTTTCATTATCTAATAGTTCCGAGATTCCTGGAATGTTTATCCATAAATTCTTTCATTTTTCTAAAATCTTTCTTTGTCATAAGAACCTCACCATTCCTAACATTTAAGTAACGATCAAACTCAAAACGAATCTGACCATTTTTAAGTTCTACTACTCTAAAATCTGAATCACTAGCTAAGGTTTTATTTTCGACTAATGGCTCTGTGTCATCCTGAGGAAATTCCTTTTTCATTATATCGTTTAGATATTTCTGTGCATCCTTAAGATTTCTGCCTTTAAATTTTAGTTTATATCCAGTAAGTTTATTCCAATTAGGATCTGAAAGAAATTTAATTATATTACCCTTAGAAGCTTCTAATTCTCCTAATGAAGCAAATTGTGGAGATCTAGATACATCAATATATAATTTGCATCGATGTGATTTAGCTAAGCTTACTAGTTCTTTTTCATTTTTAAGATTACCTGGTAATGGTAAAGAATAAATATATGATTCTACTATATCAATGTAAGTGTCTGTTAATCTTTTATAAGCCATTATTTGTATCCTCTACCTTTTACGAAATCTTCTAGATTATCGTCTAACCATTGTACCCATTCATCTGGATCGTCTGTTCTTATTTCTTCTGGATGATTATCCATTACATATCGTGTTAAATCTTCTTCAGCCTTATCAGATAATTCTAAACTACCTGTTCTTAAAGCTTTTTTCATTTCATTTCCATACTTACGTAGAAGATCTTTTCTGCTCATGCTTTTACCGGTACGTGTATATTCAGTTATCTCTTCTTCTATATCAAAATGTTCTTTGAATCCTCTAAATGCAGAATATGATTTAGTTGTTTTAGTTTCACCGGCTATTGAACCTGCATACTTACCAATAACCTTTCCAGTCTTAAGGTATGAATCAAGAATCTTTTTCTGATGAGCATTAACTTTGAGGGCGGACATTAATGCTTCAGTTCTATTTTCTATTGATCCTTTATACTGTTTCTTAGCTGCAAAGAATTTCTTTTCTTTCTTAACTCCAGCTACTCTACCAA